TAAAAAAGGAACTATAGCTAGAATATATTGGAATTGGTATAATCAAAACTCACAAACTTTTTTTCACAAAGATAATCTTCAACACAATTGCTTTTCTATATTATATAATATTCACAGTAATGATGGAGGCACTGAATTTATTGTAGATAATAAAACATTGTTTTATAAAAGTAATGAAAGTGAAGCTATATTATTTCCAAGTTTAATAGAACACCGAGGTGTTTCACCTAAGAAAAATAAACAAAGATTTAGTTTAAATATTATATATTATATTTAAGAAGAGTAACTTGTTGGTCTTGGACCTTTTTCAGACTCATCTCTAGAGTCACTGTCCCATTCTTCTTGAAGAAGATTTAAATGTTCTGCATCCCATTTATCAATAAATTGTTGGATATCACCTAATACAGATGAATCATATGTTGAGTTAGGAGTTGTATCTCTATACTCTACTTGATCTGTGTCATCGTCAGCTGTGTATTGAATTGCCCAAATATTAGAAAATTTAGAATCATTCCAAAAAGAATCATCATTAACATAATAACCTGTACCCGATTCAGCACCGTTATTTTTAATAACTTTTTTGTCTTCAAATATAATTGTCCAATTTCCTTTTTTCATAAATATTCCTATGTCTTAATTATATATATTAAAGCTATATATGGTTGTAAAGTTGAAACTGCATTTGCATTGTGTCCATGAGCAGTACCACTACCCGCAGATTGAACTGTTCTGTTACCATCGTTACCTGTTTTACCACCACTAAAAGTAGGCAGAATTCTTGGATCTGGGTCACCTCCAGGAGGTGATAATGGTATAGTGTGAGTGTGAGAAGCAAGTTGCCCTTCACTAATAGATGTATTGTTAACTGATGGAGTTACAGTATTTGCTCCACCTGTCGAAGCTAATGCTTTTGTTCCTGATTTTCCAACCGGGACATTATCTTGAAGATTAGGTAAATTAAAAGTTGATGATCCATCTCCAGCCCCATAAGTTGTACCTACAACTGCAAACAATGCAGAATAAGTTGATCTAGATACAGCTGCACCAGTGCACTCTAAAAATCCAGTTGGAATACTGGAATCTGACCAAGATAAAATTGTACCTGTAGCTGTGCCTTCGATACCAGTAAGGTCTGCTCCTGAAAAATTGTATTTTGTTGCTTCGTAATTTGACATATTATTTCTCCGTGTAAGTCCATCCTACATCTGAACCAGAATAAACTAATCCAAATGCTGCACCTTCAGTATTTACTACTAAATCTGATGATGCGTTAGCTATTTTAGAACTGGCTCTCCCAACAGTCAATGCGTTAGAATCAAATGTGTATCTTGAATCTACAAAAGTGACCTCATCGCCAACTGCAGGTGATGCAGGTAAAGTTATTGTTACAGCTCCACCGTTTGTTGCTACAAATAATTTTGCACCAGCTTGTACTGTTTCAGATGCTGAAACAGTTCTCCATTTTCTGTATTCACTTGCTTTAACAACATTTGTTCCATCTGCGTAAAGAAGATAACAATTACCTTCACAAAGTAAAACTCCAGATCCACTTGCTGTTTTAAAAGTTAATGTGTTTCCTGCGTGATCAGTGCCGTCTATTATATTGTAAACTTTTTCTATGCTATCTGGACATGTAACTGTTCTATTCGCTGCTAAAGTTCCAGTTAATTTTATTGTGGCATTTCTTGCATTTGAAATTGTTCCATCAGACATTGCCAGAGTTACATCTGATGCTGCTGCACTAATTGCTTCGTAACCTGCTATAGCTTGTTGTGCAAGGTTTAAGTTATTGTTTGTTTTTGTGCCCCATGTACCAGCGTTTTCGCCAGTTGCCATTAGCTCTATTTTTAAATCTGAGGAATAACTTGATGCCATAAATTTTGTCTCCTAATTATTGTGTATTTATATTATTTATTTATCTTTAAGTCAAACATAATTATACAGGAGTTCTTCTTGTATATCCTGTGCTTGTTTTTGGTGCTCTATTTGTATATCCTGTGCTTGTTTTAGGTGTTAATCTTTCATAAGTACCTGGAAAAGCTATTCCTGTAGCATTAACACTAGATGTTGCTTGTACTCCTGTTAATCCCATAACATCTGCTGGGTTAAGAGCTCCTGTTGACGATGTTGTACCTAATCCAGTTAAACCTACTTGCATATCGTCAAGAGTAATAGAACCAACCAATGATGTTGCTCCTACTCCACTTATAAGTACGATTGGTGATTGAGTAATTTCTACTTCACCTACACTAGATGTTGCTTCTACTCCGGTTACACCCATAACATCTGCTGGGTTAAGAGCTCCTGTTGACGATGTTGTACTAACGCCTGTTAATGGAACTCCTATTTCAATATTTATTGAACCTACAGAAGATGTTGAATTAACACCTGTTATTGGTTCTGTGCTTGCACCAAATGCTAAACCTGGTGTTCCTACGGAAGAAGTTATTTCTAAACCAGTTAAACCCATTACATCTGCTGGAGAAATACTTCCAACAGTTGAAGTTGTGCTGAGTCCTGTTAATAATACTGCAGAATCATTTGCTCTACCCCATGCTTCTTCACCCCACGAATCATGGCCCCAACCAATTTCATTGTAAGCTTTTACTTCACCTACGGCAGATGTTAATCCCAAACCATCTACTGCAAGAGTTAAATTACCTAGATCACCCCAGTTATTATTTCCCCAAGTTATACCACCCCATCCTGTTGCTGGGAAAGCCTCAACAGAACCTAATGCACTTGTAGCGCTAAGACCAGTTAATGTTACAGTTGTAGAGTTTTCTCCCCAATCTTCAAAACCCCAAGACTCACTACCCCATCCTGTTGTAGATGCAGCATAAGCTAAGTTTCCTAATGTTGATGTTGAAGATACTCCTGAAAGAAAAATGGTTGTAACATTTTGTTGACCCCAATCTCCTTGAGACCAGGTTGTGCCGGATTCATTCCAAGAATTGGCCATAAGGAATTCCTCCTTATGCTATACGGAGAATTGCGTTAGATGCGTCTGCTGCTGGAAATTGAATTGTAAAAGTTCCACTTGATACAGTTTTATCAGAACCAAATGCTATTGCACAAACTGCTTTATCACCATTTGTATCGTTATATATTAAACAACCGTTAGCTGTAAAAGAAGCTGATGTAAAAGATAAATCTGCAAAATCACAACATGCAGTGTCAGTTGATAAAGCTGGAGTTACACTTGTAAGTGTTCCACCACCTGCAGAATAAGCTGAACCTGATGTGTTAGAAATTTCGTTTGTAGCACTGTAAGCTGTTGTTGATTTATTTAAAGTTGCAGAACTTGTGTATAAAGCTAATTTAAAAGTGTTTCCAGATGATGCTGTAAAATTATGTATAGCTTGTAAAACTTCCGCTTTAAAACTATTACATACTGCTGATGTTATTGCCATAAAAAATCTCCTAATTTTATTGAGGCGCTGACTCGATTGGAATTCTTATTGTACCATCCGTGTAATCGTCTCGTCTTCTTCTTCCAATTTGCATCGCTGCAAACTTTTGTAGTTCAGTTTTATATCTATTTTCATATAGTGTCAACATATCTTGTGGACCTTTTAAAAACATAAAAGCTTCTACTAAACATGCATATAATAACCCTTGTGGAAAGTAATTACTTATATAAGTTCCAGCGGTATTATTCTCTAGTCCTCCAGGCATTGCATTATAATGTATAATATATTGATAATTTTGATCTGGTGTAGGAGCTACGAATATAGCACCTGATGTAGCTGTGTTAGCACCTGTTGTGGCACCTCCAAACATAGAATAATATCTAGGTAATCCTTTAACATTTTGACCTGTTGCTCCTCCAGAAGGCCCTGTTGCTTCTCCTACGTACTCTGTAATAAAAGTTTGATCACGTCTTTCTAACCAAAACCCTTGATCTGTAACAGCGGTTGTAGAATTAAAAACTTGAACACCTCTAATAAATAAAGCTTTAGTAGGAACTGTAATACTATTAAAATTTTGTGCAAATTGTGCTTGCGATTGAATTCTATCGGAGTCCATAGGACAGTCTAAATTAATTCTATGTTCTGCGTTTTCTAAAAATCTATTTATAACTGCAGCGGTAAATACATTAGAATCTACTTCTGTGTAGTTTCTAATATCAGTTGTTAGATTTGAGTAAGTGTATCCAGCCATAATTAAGCTCTATCATTAACGGGTCCAATTGTACACTGAAAACCGCCTCCTGTTGCTGTGCTTCCAGCATTA